ATAGTAGGTACTTGTAAATGAGAATAATTCTCCCCTAACATTCATTCTCAATACCAAAGTGGTTAACTTCACGTCACTATGAAATAACACAGTATATTCTAACATGAAAAGTTTTAGAACAAAAGGTTATGAATGTTAACAATTTGTTCATTGACAAAAGGGTGTATTTCATGAGATAATGAATATAGGTTAATAAGGTATGGTTCAAAATTAAAATTTAAGGAGTGGTTGGAATGAAGGAAACAAAGAAAGAAATAGTATCACATATAATGGAGTTAAAAATCTGGTGTAAAGAAAATGGACTAATAAAGGAATTTGCAAAATGTGTTGAAAATCATGGACAACAATCATATTGTAGTAATGAATTAATGGAACAAACTTTAATGTATAAAAATAAAGAATTATTAAATACAATAAGAGAAAGAGTTTTAGAAGATGTTGTATATAAATAAGATGGGGTGTAAAACCCCTTTTTAATTAAAAGGTGGTAGATATTATGGGGATAAATCAACTTAAAAAAGATATCTTTAATTTAAATGCAGACATTATAAACTTACAATATTTAGTTAATAAGAATTTTAGGAAATGTGAGAAATGCAAAATTACAAATTTACTTGAATTAAGAGCCGAACTAAATATTAAAAGAAAACAAATGAGTGATTTAAGACAGGAACTATTTATAAAGGAGGTATTTAAAAAATGACACAAGCAAATTATACATTTAGACTATATATGCTATGGTGTTATTACAACAAGTGCAAACCATCAAATTATATTAATTTACAACAATGGTTACAGGGGTGAAAGGTGGAATGTTTCAACACGTAAACATAAAATAATCTAAAAACCACAAATTAATAGTATATAAAATCACTTATTAATTGTATACTAATAGTGAAGGAGGTTTAAAACATGAACTACTTAGGAAACATTGAAAAAGCCATTTCCAAAAGCGGACTTAAAAAGAAGTATATAGCAAAAGAATTATCTATGAGGTATGATACTTTTAGAAGAAAGCTAAATGGTGAAACAGATTTTAAAGTTTTAGAAATTTTAAACCTTGTAAAACTATTAAATATAAAAATTACGGAGGTATTCAAAAATGAAGAAGATTAAATTCACAGAAACAACACATCAATGGAGTGCAATGGCAATTGTCAGAAATACAGAGGGAGTTATTGAAGAAGTTGCAATAGGTGTTGCACAGTCAGACAAGAAGTTAAAAGAAACAGGAGCAAAAGAACTTTTCAAGAAATTGCCAGAGGGAACTATTACAGTTGAAGTTAAAAAATTAGATGATGTTGTAGTTACTTATTCAGCTGATGTTGAAGAATTTAAAAAGATTGCGACAGTTGAAGAAATTCAAGAAGAAAAAGAACCAGAAGTTCAAGCATAGTCAAAATAAATATTAAATAATGAAAGTTGAGGTATATAAAATGAAAAAAACAATAATGGATTTAAAATCAAAAATCAAGGAAATTACTGCATCTGGTTTACCACTAATGGAAGGAAAAGAAAAAACAGACTTTGCAGATGGTGATATTTACACAGTAAAAGAATACGGATACTTAGAAGGAGATAACGGAGAATTTGTTGTTGTTGCTGGTGATAAAACATTTGCATATGGTGGGGCGGTAGTGACCGAAGCATTTAAAAACCTTGATAATCAGCTAACACCAGATGAAATAAATGACATACTTTCAGAAGGAATTACAATGAAGTTATCAAAGAAAAAATCTAAAAATGGTCGTAAATATACTTCATGTGAGTTCTTTCCAGAATAAAAATAATATTCATAATAACTTAAAAAACGTGCTAAAAATAGCACGTTTTTTATCTTTACATTTTAAACATATAAGAGTATAATAGTAATTGTTAGGAGGTATTGCCAAAATTTTAATAAGGGGTGTGGAAAATGGATTCTTTAACAAAATTACGTAGACAGAAAAGGAACGTTGAAACAAGAGTTACAAATGAAAATAAGGACAAGCTAATTAATCAAATTAACAAAAGTGCATCTGATTACGGTTATTCAAAATTATCAAAAAATGCAAGTATCAAAGAGGTCACTAATTTCAAAAATCAATATAAGGAACGATTGACTTATGATATTGTAACCCTTTCGATACAACAGGGTAAAAGTATTATAGCCGAAATTGAAGGAAGGGAGTTAAAAAAATCTGATGATTTCCAAACGAAAAGACTTGGAGAGTTTGCGAAAGATTTAGCAGACGCAAAAAAGAAAAGTGATAAAAAGCTAACACCAGATGAAAAGAACTTTATTGAAAGAGGAAACAACAATATAAAAGGTTATGGAAATTTGGACGTAATGACATTATTTGAGAATACTAAAAACGATAAACAAAGAAAAGACCTAATAAATGAAATAAAAAATCAAGATGCAAAAGAAATATTTTATGATAAACAAACTGAAATATTTGAAAAAACATTTCAAAAAGTTGGAATAGTTAGAGAAAAGGATATAAATAAAATAAAAGATAAATTAAGAAATATGGAAATGAAAGATGTTATAAATCAAACAAATGATTTAATACAGACTATTGAAGTATTTGATTATAAAAAATTTGAAAAAGAAGGTTCAGACGAAACAGAGATTGCAAATGCAAGAGTTGATGATGTATTAATAAAAATGGGTATTTCAAATAAAGGTTCAAAAAAAGTTAAGAACATTAAGAAAAAATATAAAAAGGATTTTGCAGAGAACACAGGATTTATTTATGAATAAAAGGAAGTGATTTTATGGAAATTTTAGAAAGTGAACAAATAAAAAAGAAAGAATTAATCAATAGATTAAACGACCATGTGTCAAAAAATTTAATTCACTTTCAAAATGTTTCACGTGAAACATTAAACCTTTTATCAAATTTAGATTCAAACAATTTCTTATGTTTTGATACTGAAAGTTGTAGAGATTTTAAAGACAACACAAAAGAACGTGTGTGGTGTTGGAGTTTATCCAATACAATAAACGACATTGTTATTTATGGTTATTCATTAGATGATTTTATAGAGTTTACAAATGAATTATATGAATATCATACATTTAACTTTAATAAAAAATCAAAGACTAAAAATTTTAATATTAAAATTTGGGTTCATAATTTATCATGGGATTTTGAATTTTTTAAATATTGGTTTGATGTTAATAACTTTAAATATTATTCAAAAATCCTTTATGAAGATAACTCAACAGAAGATGAAGAACTAGATTGTAACTGTTGGAATATAACAGAAAATAACGGACAGGTTTACAATTCATCAATTAATATCAAAATGAATGATTTAGTATTTGGTAAAAAACGTTTCAAATCTTTTATAAAAATAAAAATGTACGATAGTGCAAAAGTCATACCCGAAAAATTAGATACAATAGGAAAAGATATAATTTCAATTGATGAAATGTTTAATAAATTAGGTGATGATTTTGACTATAAGAAAATAAGACCATATGATTATATATTAGAAGATATTGAAAAATGTTATATTTACAATGATGTTTATATTCTAAAAGAGTTTATCAAACAATATTACATTAAAAATGAATTAGTTGGTTATACAGCATCTAGTATTGCATTTAATAATATGTTAAATTTCATGTTTCCAGATGCACCAAAAAAATATGAAGAATTTACAAACGTGTACCCAGAAATAAAAGACAAAAAAATAATATCTTTAATTGATGTAAGTTACACAGGAGGTTTCACATATTGCAATCCTAGTGTAAAAGGTAAAATTATTGAAAAAGAAGGACACTCAATTGACAGAAATTCAAGCTATCCGAGTGCAATGAAAAATAATAAATTACCTTACGGAATACCAAAATATTTTAGCGGAAAATATAAACATGACAAAAATTATGATATAGCATTACAAAAAATTCATTTTGATGGTTTTAAAAGAAAAAACAACTCAAATATTGGACTTATAAAAATTGGTTCATGTTGTGATTTTCTACAGGATATAAAAAAGAAAGGATTCAAAAAGAATGATTACGTATCAAGTAATTTTGATAATGAAGGACAATTGTTAACATGTAATTACAACATAGTTCTTACAATTGATGAACTTGAAATGCTATCATCTGTATACGATTTCTACACATATCGCACAATAGGCGAAACAATTTTAAAAGGTTCAAAAAATTTAGTAAAAAAAATTGAATATGTTGAGGGTGTCATGTTTCTTTCTAAGATTGGAGATTTTGGAAACTTCATAGATGATTGTGTAGAGAGAAAAAACAAATATAAAAATGAAGATAATGAATGTGGCAAGACAGTTGCCAAAAGAGATATGAACTCACTTTACGGAAAATTAGGAAGTGGTTTTACACGTACAATAATGCAATATGTAAAGGATGATAATGGATTTTTCAAAATTGAACGAAAATATGAAAACGATACGGAATACGATTATGAAGAAAAGAGAAAATATTATCGTGCTTTTGCATCTTTTACAACTTCTTATGGAAGAATTGCATTGATTTCAATTATTATTAAAATAGAAAAAATGTATGGTGAAAAGAATTTTTTATATTCAGATACGGACAGTATATATGCAACTTTGACAGTTGATGAATTTAAAGCATTGGGGATTGAATTACACAAGACAAATTTAGGTGCATGGGATATTGAAAAAGAGTTTACAAGATTTAAATGCTTAGGGGCAAAAAAATATATTTTATACGGTCATGAATATGGTAAAAATAAAGATGATAAAATTAGTCAGCATTGTGCTGGTTTACCATATGATGCACAAAAAACTTTAAATTTTGATAACTTTTATTTAGGTGCAACATTTGTAAAAAAACAAAAGAAAAAAGTAATTGGAGGGTACAGACTTGAAAACATAGAATTTACTTTAAAAGAATTTACATTTTATTAAGGGGTGTGTTAAAATGAATATTAACGATATAATTGAAAATGTGGAACTTATGGAACTACTAAATAGTTCAATAGAAAAAACATATTATAAATATAGATTATCGTTTATAATTGATAAAGAAGATTTTAGACAGGAAGTTTATGTATTTATTATTCCAAGACTTAAAAATTTTGATGTTGAAAAATCAACTATTAAAACTTACTTGCCTATGCTCGTTATGAGTTCCGCTAAAAATTGCATACAGGATGCAAATGGACAGAGTAAAAAATATAACAAACTAGAATTTAATAATAATACAATTTCAATGGAGGGTGAATTTAAAAATTCAGAAAATGACAACATGGAATTTCAAGAATTGATTGGCACTAATAATGACGATATTTATTCAAGATTATTGATTAATGAAATATTAAATATTAATTCATTATCAAAAAATCAAAGAATGATAATATTGCTAATGTCAAAAGGTTACACAATTACAGATGTTGCACAGATATTAAAAAGAACACCATCATGTATTAATATAACTTTTCAGAGAGCAAAAGAAAAAATAGTTAGAAAATATGCTTTATAATGGTATACTATAATTGATAGAGGTTCAATTTTAATTATACTTTAAAGCATATATCTACCCATGATGAATGGTTTGCCAATCTGGTGACAGAATGAGTATAAATTTTTGAAAGCCTTTATTATTAATTTTGTAACCTCAACAGTCTTTTAGACATAGTTGGGGTTATTTTTATATAGGAGGTAAAAATTATGTGGTATAATTTTAATAATATATTAAGTAGAAATGCAATGATAAATTTTATTCTAACGAATAGAGGTGGCGGAAAAACATACGGATTTAAAAAGAAGGTAATTAATAACTTTTTAAAGAAGGGTGAACAATTTGTTTATGTAAGAAGATATAAAACAGAATTTAAAAAAATTATATCATTCTTTGACGATATAAAAGGTGAGTTCCCAGACCATACATTTAAATGTTCAAAAAATTATGCTTATATTGATGATAAAATCTGCGGTTATTTTGTAGCATTATCAACGGCAAATAATGAAAAATCAACTCCATATCCATTCGTTACTTTGATTGGTTTTGATGAATTTGTAATTGACAAGAAAAATCAAAGGTATTTACCAGACGAACCAAACCTATTAAATGGACTTATTGAAACAGTTGTTAGAACTAGGGATAATGTTACAGTTGTATGTCTAGCAAATAACGTAACAATATGTAACCCATATTTTGAATTTTGGAACATATACCCAGATTTTGAAAATGGAATAAAAACATATAATAGGGGTGAAAAAATTTGTGTTGAATTAAATGCTGATGAAGAATTTATTGAGGAAAAAATAAAGACAAGATGGGGTAAATTAATAAGTAATAATAAATATGGTGAACATGCAATATATAATAAATCATTGAATGATGATGATGAATTTATAATGAGTAAAAAACCTAATAATTGCAAATTTTTATTCTCATTAATTTTGAATGGTGATGAAATAGGAATTTGGAATTTTGATGATATGTTTTATTGTGATAAAAAAATTATAAATACCTCTCCACTTAGATATGCACTACAAAAAGATGATTTAACACCCAATATAAAAATGGTTACACAAATAAATAAAACCTCATTATTATATGTTTTTAAAAATGCTTTTAAAAATGGAAGGGTGTATTATAAAAATAAGTATATAAAATCGAATGTTTACGATATACTTAAATATATTGGAATTAGATAAAAAATAAGGAAGGGGAAATGAAAATTGTTTATAAGTGAAAATGGTTTATCAATTATTAAAAAATTTGAGGGGTGTGTATTACAAAGTTATGATGATTTAACAGGGAAAAAAATCAATACAAATGATGAAGTATTAGGAACATTGACAATAGGTTACGGTCACACAGGGGGAGTAATAAAAGGACAAGTTATATCACAAGTACAGGCTGATGATATGTTGAAAAATGACATACTTTATTATTCCAATAGTGTGCAAAAATTAATTGACAATAAAACTATTATCTTTGAAGTAAATCAAAATATGTTTGATGCTTTAACTTCATTTTGTTATAACTTAGGAAATGGAGGACTTGTGGAACTTGTAAAAGGAATGAACAAAGATGAAGTTGCAAGAGATATACTTTTATATGTTCATGCACAGGGAAAGTTTATACAGGGTTTATATAATAGAAGGGTGATAGAAAGGGATTTATTTTTATTACCTATGAAAAGTAAACCAACACCAGAGGTTAATATTACACAATTTTACGTTGTAAAAAGTGGCGACACATTATCAGAAATTGCAAGTAGATACAACACAACAGTTGTCAAAATTGCATCAATGAATAATATTGAAAATGTAAATTTAATATACGTGGGACAAAAATTAAATTTAGGGTGTGAAAATGTTTCACGTGAAACAATTAGAACATACACCGTAAAAAGTGGAGATACTTTAGGAGAAATTGCAATTAAGTTAAATTCAACAGTTTCAATATTAGCATCTAAAAACAATATTAAAAATGTAAATTTAATCTATGTTGGACAAGTTATAAAATATTAGTTAGAGGGGAACGGTGAATATTTTGTTTAAAGATAAAATAATGATATTTTTTGGAATGATTGGGGGTGCTATTTCATATATGATTGGAGGTTGGACAGGTGCAACAACAACGTTATTAATCTTTATGCTTGTTGATTACTCGACAGGAATTATATTAAGTGCATATTTTAAAAAATCATTAAAAACAGAAACAGGGGGTTTAAGTTCAAAAGTTGGTTTTTTAGGATTAATTAAAAAATGCTCAATTCTAATATTTTTATTAATAGCATATAGGCTTGATTTACTATTAGAAGTAAGTTATATAAAAGATGGTGTGTGTTATGCTTTCATATTAAATGAATTAATTTCAATTGTTGAGAACATGGGTTTAATTGGATTTCACATACCAAAGGTGATTAATGATGCAATTGATATTTTGAAGTCAAAAGATAAATAATTAATAAATAAAAGAACTCATTTATTTGGGTTCTTTTTAATAGGAGGTATTATGACAGTTCAAGAAACGGTATGGAATTTTTTAAAAAATAAAAATCTAAATGATAAATCTATTTCAGCGGTTATGGGTAATATAGAACAAGAAAGCCATTTTGATGTTGATATTATTGAGGGTGGTAATGGAATAGGGTTTGGATTGTGCCAATGGAGTTATGGAAGAAGAACACAACTCGAAAGTTACGGAACTGATTTAAACCATCAATTAGAATTTTTATGGAGTGAATTATCTGGAGAAAACTTAGGAGTTACAGGAGCATCATATCAATGGATTGATAAAACAGGTTATTTATCACATGAAGATTTTATGAGTGGAAATGGCTATATAAATGAGTTAACAAGTGCATTTTGTTTTTGTTGGGAAAGACCAAGCGAACAATATGCAAATTTACAATATCGTCAAACGAGTGCAAATACTTATTTTGAACAATTTAACGGTACAGGTGGTGGGGGTGAAACAGGTGGCGGATATGTAAAATTAATATATCCATATTGGTTTGGTTCAAATGTAAAAATATCATATACACTTAATAAATTTTTATTGTTAACAACACATGGAAATGTTGTAAGAATAAAAAATGAATTAACAAATAGGACATACTATGTAAACAAAAGTTCAATAAAAATTGTATAATATAGAAGAAGATTAAAATAGGAGGTTAAATGATGTTAAAGATAGAAGAACATGAAAAAAGCATAAATGATTTATCTCAATTTCTAAATGTTGAAGGAATAGACCAAGCAAAAATTTCAACAATATTGCAAGGATTGAGAGATAATTATAATGAAGTTAATACAAGTATGACAGAAAGTACAACAAAAATTGCATCAATAAATGAGTTAAATGAAGGTTTAAGAAGTGCAAATATGGGTTTACTTTCAAAGTTAGGAACTCAAATGAGTAATATTAATAAACCAGAAAAACACGAAAAACCAGATGAAGAAAAACCAGAAACAGTAAAATCACTTGAAGATATTGCAAATGAATTTTTAAAATAAAAGGAGGTATATTAAATGGCACTAACTAATGCACAAATACTAGCATCAATTGCAACAACAACAACAAATACGGGTTTAAAAGCATTTATTGAAGGACATACAAATTTAGAGGTGTTTGGAAACTTAATCGTGTCTGACAGTTTCACACTTGAAAAAAATGCACTACTTGCAACGGTTGTAAATGGAATTGCAAAAAGAATTGTAAATTCAAAAATAATGGAAAATAAGTTGAAAGAGTTAAAAGGTGATAAGATTCCTTGGGGTTCACAAATTGAAGAAATTATAGCAAATCCAGCAAAAGGAACACCATACGACATGACTTCAACAGATTTACTAACACAAACTTATGCTGATGTAAAAAGTGTTTATTATAAAATTAATAGACAGGATAAATACAAGGTTACTATTTCAGATATGCAACTTCAAAGAGCATTGATAAACCCCACAGGACTTTCCGAATTAGTTCAAATGATAGTTTCATCTCTTTATAGTGGTGACAATTTAGACGAAATGATGTTAACCAAACAGTTGATAGGTTCAGCGGTTTTGAATAACAGAGTTAAAAAAATAATTGTTGGTAATACTACTACATTAGGTGCAATTACAGATCCAAAAGCAAATATGACAATTGGAACAATTGACTTTGGAGCAACTCCAACTCAAAATGATAAAATGAAAAAATTTGTTGGGAAAATAAGAGAATTATATTACAATTTTGGTTTTGGTTCATCTTTATATAATGGTTATAATTCTATAAAAGAGGTTGACGAAACATCTCTAACAACCGCTTGTGACGAATCAGATCAAATACTACTTTTGAGAACTGATATTTTGAGTTCAGTTGATGTTGAGTTACTTGCTACCGCTTTCAATATGGACAAGTCAAACTTCATGCAAAAGGTAATACCTGTAGATGATTTTAATGGATTTAATGTATGGGGAATATTGTGCGACAAGAAATGGTTCAGAATACAAGACACATACTATGGTGTAAAAGATTTTCAAAATGGTTCAAACTTAACCGCAAACTATTATTTACATCACCATGAAATAATTAGTTACAATTTACTAGCTAACGCGGTAATATTTATTGATGCAACAGATAAGACATTGACAAATGTTTAAAATAATCTAATTTAGGAAAGGGGAAATTTGAGATGATAACACCAAGTTCAGTTGTTAGATTTTTAAATGTTCCCTTTTCATCTTCACAAAATAATGTATTAAAATTTCCTAGTGTTTCATCTCAAATTGCATACATGGAAACAAAAATAATTTATACATTAAGTGATTGCACATATATTCGTGAGGGTGATGGGGAGTTTTTAAGAGTTAATAAAGTTGTTGATAATTTATACAATTGTAATTATGTAATGTTCCAAAATACTCAGTTTGGTTCAAAATGGTTTTATGCTTTTATAGAAAAATTAAAATATAAAAATGGAAGTGTCACAGATGTTATTCTTAAAATTGATGTTGGACAAACTTTTCAATTTGATTATTCAATTCAAGATTCATTTATTGAAAGACAAACACAGGCAACAGATTATTACAATACTTTAGCCGATACACCAAGTACAGGAGATTTAAAAGTAGTTTACGAATATGAAAAACCATTAAGTGGTGTATATATAATTCTTCTTAATTCAGACCCAACAACAGATGATACTACAAGTTCAGCAAATTCATACCCAATAATAGGAAACTATTCTATGCCATGTTATATGGCAATTTGTCAGACCGCTGATGAAATGAGCGAGATTGTTCAAGCTATTTCAAATAAGGGTCGTGCTGATAGAATACAATCATGTTATTTTGCTCCATGCTCAATTACTGATGTTGGATATGAAATACAGTTGATGCCAAAAGGAGATTTAAATATTTCAAAGACATATATTAATTTAGTTCACACTATGAGCCTTTCTCTATTATCTGAAATTGTATCGTTTGTTATTCCATATACACCAACCTTTAAAAAAGAGTTGTCATACCCATATGCTAAACTAGAAATCGTTGACAAAATAACAGGAAAATATATCGAACTTGATTTATCAAAGTTTCAAGACCCTTTATACCCTCAATTTAAATTAATATTTAACATAACAAATAATGTTGAATATAAACTAGTACCTTTAAATTATAATGGTATTGCATATTCAATCGAAAACAGTCTAGTAATAAATCCAAATTCAGATTTACCTATTTTCTCAAATAGTTATTCAAAATATTTGAAAGATAATGGAGTTTCAAATGTAATAAGTGGTGTTATGAGTGGAGTTGGTGCAATTGGAAGTATTGCATCTGGTGATATTGGTGGTGCGATTGGTAGCTTTGGACAAATTGCACAGACAATAAATGCTGATAGTGTTGCAAGGAAACAACCAAATCAAGTAAGTGGAATTACTGGAGATGCTTTTGAATATTTGAATTATTCACCAAGGATATATTTTAGATTAAAAGTTATGGACGAAAACCATATGAAAATTGCAAGAAACTTTTGGAACGCGTATGGATATCCAGAAAGAAGAATTTCACAATATTCAAATACATCAAATAAATACAATTTCATAAAAACAGTTGGTGCAAATATAATAAGTGATGCAATACCTACTGAATATCAAAGAGAGATAGAATTAATGCTTGATAAAGGCGTTACATTCTGGAATAATAACTACTTAGATTATACTATTTTATAAAGGAGGTCAAAATATGTTAAATAAACAATGGTTGACAGAACAAATACTATCTGTTGATGAAGATAACTTTTATATGAAAGCACATTTTCATAATTTATTATTCTTAATGACTATTAATAGATTCATATGGAAAAATGTACCTAATAATATAGATGTTGATTTTATAGAAAAACAACTTGCGAATGTTGGGGAACTTGCTTTTATAAATCATAAAATATATGGATTCCAAATAACATATTGTATGGGTGATTATATAAATTTATATGGTAGACCAACAAAATATTTATGTTGGAGTGCTAACAATGAAATTAATGAATGGTTCAATACAGAAGATATTGTTATAATCAGAAATAATAAATTAAGTCAGAACTCACATGACTTTATTGACAGATATTCAAGTTTACTAGGAGAAATTCAAAAAATAAAAGAAGTAAATTTAAAGGCACAAAAAACACCTATTTTAATTCAATGTGATGAAAGTCAATTACTAACAATGAAAAATATTTATGCTGATTATGAAGGAAATAAACCTGTTATTTTTGGAACAAAGGCTATGGATATGGAAGGAGTTAAAGTTTTAAAAACAGATGCTCCATACTTGCTTGATAAATTACAGAATGAAAAAAGAGAAATGTTTAATGAGTGTCTAACATTTTTAGGTATAAACACAACACCAGAGAAAAAAGAAAGAATGATTACAGATGAAGTAAATGCTAATAATGATATGGTGAATATTTGTTTATCAATGTTTTTAAACACCAGAACAAAAGCTATTGAAGATATTAATAAAAAATTTAATTTAAAAATAGAATTGGAACTTGCTGAATACTGTAAAAATGATTTAATCAAAAATGTTTCACGTGAAACAATTGAAAATGAAGGGAGTGAAAAAGTTGAGTAAATATACAATGGAGTTTAGATATATTATAGAAAATGAAAAATTATTTCCTCATTTACCTAATGAGTTGACATTAACAAACATACTTAATAATTACCCTTTGGAAAATGAAAATTTTAAAGACACTACAAGAAAAGATAATAAAACAAGACGAGATGTTTTAAATGAAAAGATAATATCACATTATTATTTTAGAGAAATTGGCTTTGAAACAGTTCCAAGATTTTTATTTGCATTTCAAAGAAGAATGAATGAGATTATGACATTATATAATCAAAGGTATAAAAGTATTGATTTAGAAATAAATCCTATCGAAAATGTAAACATGACAGAAACATTTACACATACAATAGATGGTATAGGGAAGGTAATTTCAGATAATACAGGCACAAATACAGGAACGGTATCAAATGTTTCAAATGCTGATATTACAAATGTGATTGATAATATCAATGTTGAAAGTGACACACCACCAACACAATTAACTGATGAGGACATACAGGGTAATAAATATGCAAGTAGAACTTCACATAGTAAAAATACAAGTACAAATGGAACTGATAGTAATAATACGCAGACATTAGATACAACAAATAAAGTAAAGGGAGATATAAATACAACAGATAATAAGACCGAAACATATACCAGAAAAGAGTTTGGAAGTTCAAAAGGTTACACCTTTGCACAAAATATTGAGCAATGGCGAAATATAATGATTAATGTTGAAGATGAAATAATAAATGAATTAAATGATTTATTTATGAATATCTGGTAATCATTGTATACTAAATTATAAAAATAATAGGAGGTATTATTTATGTCAGTTGAAAAATTAATTTATCAACCAAATACAGTTACACCAAATGTATATGGAGATAGTTTATCACTCTATGAACACGTTGGAAAGTCCTTTGTAAAAATCAATGAACTTATTGACATTATAGAAAATATGATGACAACAGGAATACAGAAACCATTAATAGATGCATTAAATGTAATGTCAGAAAGTGGAGAACTTGGACAATTAATTCAAGAATTAATAATAATTGATGGAGGTACATTTTAATGAGTAATATACAATTAAAAAGGGGTTTATCAACTAATTTTGCTCCTATAACTTTAGTTTCTGGTGAACCATGTTTTACAACAGATACCCATGAGTTATATATAGGCGATGGTACAGGTAAATTTAAAATAAATGGTAGTGGTCCTCAAGGAATACAAGGAATTCAAGGTATACAAGGTGTTAACGGTTTAAGTGCCTATCAAATATGGCTAAATCAAGGGAATACAGGTACAGAACTTGAATATATTGCATCTTTAAAAGGTGTAAAAGGTGATACAGGAGCAACAGGAGCAAGTGGAGTTAGTTTGGCAAGTCCAGCATTTACAGGAACACCTACCGCCCCAACACCTACAACCGCTGATAATACTACCAAACTAGCAACAACGGCATTTGTTAAGGCACAGGGTTACCTTACAAACACAAGCAATATTGATGGCGGTACATTTTAATTAAAAGGAGGTTTTTATAAATGTCACAAAAAATATTATTAAAAAGAGGTTTAAAAGCAAATTTACCAACACTAAGTATTGGAGAATTAGCTTTTTGCACAGATACAAATGAGTTTATGTTAGGTACAAATAGTGGTAATCTAAAACTTTATAATAAAAATGAAGTTGATACAATAATAAACCCCATTAATAATGAAATAGAATCTATTAAAAATGATACACCTTATTCAGATTATACCATTAATTCATCATTAAAAAATATACCTAAAAATAAAATATTTGAAGGGTGCACAGTTTTTGCAAATAAGACATATGGAACACGCGAAAAAGGATGTACCTTATCTGCAATAGTTGGTGAAAACACTCCAATCCCTCAAATATTAGGAACAGATACAAAAGGACTTGCAAAATACACTTCCAGAGATAATGTGGCATTATATACACATAATAATTTTAATAGTGATAATATTTTTAATTTAACAGGGTGTGTATTCAATTCCAATAGTGTAACTATTCCAATTGCATTTGATACTGATTTACTAAAAAAGGGTATGATTATTGATACCTTAACTACACCTAAATGTGTTGGAATTATTTCATCAATAAATGAGAATATTATAACAATGGAGGATGGGTGGTATCAAACCGTTACATCTGGAGATGTTGGAAATAAAGTTACACCTACAGGCACATCATGTGTTATAAACAATATTACTAAAATATGGGGTATAAATAATAATATATTTATTAATGAAGGGTGTGCAAATGGTGTTGCAGAGGAAATAGGTGTAATATGTAATAACCCTGTCATTGGAGAGGTTGGAGGTGTGGACTTAATAAATTTAGCTTTAAGTACTCATTTTGGTTTTAGAACTAGGGGAACAATTCCTTTTCAAAAAGCTTATATTAATGAAGGTTCATGGCAAGGTTTTAACAATGAAAAAGTAAGTCCTAATGGAATCGCCCTAATTAATACTGACGTAAATAATAATTTATTATATCAAATTAAAAATGATGGTACAATGACAAAATTAAAAGGTGATGTACAAATATTAAGTGATACAGGAAATATGTTATCAAGTGTAATGTGTTGCATATGCACAGGTACAAGTTCCACAGTAAATTTACCACAAGCTGAAAATGGAAAGATTATAAATGTAATTTTTACATCAACGGGTTGTGCAATATCACACTCTAAAAATATTTCAACAAAATATAAAAACGGTACATCAATATTTACGGAAAAAGGTGGTTGTACGTTAGTTTCTGATGGAACATTTTGGTACGCAATAAATAGTGAATGTATAGTAAAAACACAATAAAAATAAAAAGAGTAGATTGATTTCTACTCTTTTTATTTTTTATTCAATTACTGTAAATAATTGTTTAACTAATTCATCAAAGTTTGCTAATTGCTTTTTATTATTTTCTGGTTTCTTGTTACTGATTACCCATTCACCTGATTTCTTCTTTCCTACGTAATAACCAGATGATAAAATATCTTTATAATTTAATATGAAAATATCATATTGAGATTGGGTTAATTCTGTTAATTCACATCTAAATACTTTTAGTACAAATTCATTTCCAATATTAGTCATTTTTTCATGCCTCCTAAAACACGGTTTTAATGGATAACCGAAAACCATATTTTATTATTTTTGAACTTCAATACTTACAATTGCATATTCTGTATATTTAACTTTTATTGAATATGTTTCAATTTCAGTATTTATAAATTCTTTTATAGCATTAGTTAAAGAATTTGACCAGATGAATATTTCATCATTTCGTTTACCTCCAACAACTTCATATTTAATTCTATAAAATCTATTGTTTCCCTTCATTTCAACCACTCCTTAAATTTCATTTATTAACCATACTCTATTAACTTAAGTTCATTATACCATGAAATACACCCTTTTGTCAATGAACAAATTGTTAACATTCATAACATTTTGTTCTAAAACTTTTCATGTCAGCATATACTGTTTTATTTTATTTGAGTGTGAAGTTAACCACTTTGGTATTGAGAATGAATGTTAGGGGAGAATTGTTCTCATTTACAAGTACCTACTATT